TGAACCGATGTTTAGAGTATGAGCCTTGGTGGACTGGTCGAGCGTGATATTCCCAGTCTGGGAAGCTCCACCTACGGTAAAAGTTCCAGAGGTCTGAGAAGTGCCCAAAGCGATGTTCTGAGTCGTGGCAGACATTTCTACAGCCGTGGTCATCGTCGTGATGCCCGTGCCGTTGGTCGAGATAGTGATGTTGCCGTTTGCGCCGTCAGCGATGGTGATAGAACCAGAGTTCGTTCCTGAGTTGGTGTTCAGGATTAGATCGCCCGCACCGTTGGACGTGATCGTGACGTTTGCTCCGGAATCGCCTACGCGAATTGTGTCTGCATCTAGATAAACATCCCCGGTCCCGTTGGGAGCAACAATGATGTTTCCATTCGCGCCGTCTTCAATCGTGATGGCCCCGGAGTTGGTCCCCGAGTTTGTATTAAGAATCAGGTCGCCAGTACCGTTTGTGGTTAGCGTAGCGTTGGCGTTTGAGTCCCCGATTCGTACCGTATCCGCGTCGAGATAAACATCTCCAGTACCGTTGGTTGCTACGGTAATGTTCCCATTAGCCCCGTCTTCAATTGTGACCGAACCGGAATTTGTTCCGCCGTTCGTGTTCAGAATTAGGTCGCCAGCGCCATTTGAAGTGATGGTGGCGTTCGCGCCAGAGTCGCCAACTCTGACGGTATCAGCATCTAGTTGAACATCCCCAGTTCCATTTGGAGCCAGCGTGATATTGCCATTGGTATCCGTAGACGAAATGGTGTTGCCAGAAATAGTGATGTTTGCTGCGATGACCGAAGTCTCGCAGTACAGAGTTCTCCAGCTCTTAGCTGTTGATCCCAGATCCCGGGCGTTATCCGTCGAAGGCAAAAGATCCGTATTGAACTGGGCAGTCGCTGTAATGGTGTCTGAGCTTGAATCGCCCAGCGTCGTATTGCCATTGACCGTCAGATTGCCCGAGATCACCCCATTGACGACAGTCGTTACGCACGCACTGACGTTTGTGCCGTCACAAAACAAAAACGCCGTTTGTCCTGCGGGAACCGCCACCCCGGTACCTCCGGAGGTCTTCAGAGTAATAGCGTTAGACGATCCGTTCTTCAAGACATATAGTTTTGAAGCATCGGGACAGACAATCTCGCCCGCACCGGTAAGCCCAGTACCGTCTGCCGCCACTAACATCGCGCATCGAGATTCTGACGTTGTGCCGTCTGCGGTAGTAAGAACGTGCGTGTTTGTCGTCCACGTGTTAATGGTCGCCAATCCAGCAACCGCCTGCTCGACCATTGAAGTAATGTTGTCGTTAACAACAGTACCCCAAGTACCGGAAAGCTCCCCGGTGACAGGCAGGGCAAGTTTCAGAATCGGCGTGTATTGGGTCGTCACGTTATTGCTCCGTTTGTTGCCATCCCGGCGTCTGGGTGTTGGTTATATCGCCCCACCCCGGTGATTGTGTGTTCGTTACGCTTCCCCATCCGGGGGTTTGTGCTGTAGTGTTTGCAGTCCAAACTGCGCCTTGTGTTGATGTCACATTCTGCCAGTTAGGGGTCTGCGTGTCATCCACGGGTTCCCATAAGAATCTGCCACTTATTGCATCCGCGCCTACTGCGGTTTCCTGTATTACCGGGTTTAACTGACCAAGGTTAGAAACTACATCCGCGCCCAGCGCAGATTCAATAATTGACGCATAAGGCCGGAAGATAGCCGAAATACTATCTAAACCTGATGCAGATTCCTGTATAGCTGATTGGAATGTGGTGCCCGTGCTTACCGTATCAGACCCTGTAGAAGTTTCTAATACGATAGAACCAAACTTTGCCAGTGCTGAGACGACATCCGCGCCCGTGGCGGATTCAGCAATGCTTGCGCTGGGCTTGAAGATGGCAGATACAGAATCTGCCCCAGTCGATACCTCGGCAACTGCAACACCAAACGCTACACCTGCCGAGATACTGTCCGCCCCGGAGGACGTTTCTACTACTGATGCCTCAAAAGATACATCTGCTGCTACTTGATCCGCGCCTGATGATGTTTCTACTACGCTAACAGGGAACGTCGCTAACGCTGAAACCTGATCCGCGCCTGTAGCGGTTTCAAGTATTGAAGATTGAACTGAATATAGACTCGATACTGTATCTGCGCCCGTGGCGGTATCAGTGGTATCCCGGTCTACAACCGAACACCCCCACCCGGCTTGGCCCCAAGTGCCAGATCCCCATCCGCCATCGGGCACGGTTCATCCTTAAGCTGAAAGGCTGAATTGGTAAGTTACATTCAACACATCACCGGAAACAACCGACCGATCCCCCGGTGCTTGGAAATCAGCAGCGGAAAACAAAGTGCCGGTCGTGCCGCCCTTGGTGTTGTTAGAAGTCAGGAACGCCCCACCGACTGTCGTTGTCCCGTTGATGGAAAACACCGCTTTGCTAGCCGTGTTCGTAACAACAGAGGGGTTTGCGTTGGTAGCAGCAGCGAACGTAGCAGCAGGGCGAGTGGCTTCCGTATAGTCCGTTACTTCCGTCCACCCTGCATGAGAAGACATCGTGTCACCAGCGGCAGGGCTATTGGTAGACCCAGATCCATACAAACCGACATACCATGACGTTAGCTGTGCGGTAGACGTAAGAGCCACTCCAGCCATGTATTGAAGCCCGCCATTTACCACAAGGTTAGGCGTCTCTGCCGTCCACTTAAGATTACCGTCTTTATCAAAACATTCGACGATGTACTTGCCGGTAGCCTTTGCACGCTCTTCCATTTCTCACCTCAATTGCTTGAACGGATCAAAGCCGTTGTTGCAGCATTCCCCGGCATGGTGACCGTAAACGTACCTGTACAGGTTTTGTCCGACCCAAAGTCTAAAACAGCGATAGATCGGTTTGCCTTGCTCGTGTTGTACAACAACGCACATCGCGCAGTAAACGCAGCAGGCACCCAAAGTACGTTGTTAAACGTCACCCACGCAGTAAACCCGCTGCTGTTGACCGCCGCCCCAGTGGTAACGTTACCACCCGGGGTGTACCCCGTGCCGCTAATTTCATTGGCAGTTGTATAGACCGTCGTCTCTTCGTTTAGATTGGCTTCCGCGGTGTACAGAGCAAGCTTCAGCACATCCGTCGTCAAGTCGTGTATGCCTCGATACAGCTCGGCCTTAAAACTAGTGGTCTGGGTCTGGAGGATCATTTAACCGGATTCCTTACCTGACCGTCACGATAAGCATCCATTCTTTGCTTACCATCACCAAGATTCTTGAGAAGCACCAGTGACTGGCCGAACATGTCCGCATACAACGACAACTGCTCGGCATCTGCTTTCATAAACCGCGCCGCTTCCAAAACTGTCGCGTTAAGCAATGCCGAATCAAAGTTGTCCCCGAGCCATGACACACCGGATGCGTTGCTAACCGTAGCCACGGGAACGCTAAACGTTGATGCAACCGTGCCGCCAATGTTGGCTGCATCAGCAGAAAGGCTGTTGCCAACTGCGTAAAACACGCCCGGATTCTGAAGCGATACTGACGATACCGTACCGTTTGATGCCACTACGATCTTTGCCGTAGCTCCAGAGCCAGATCCGCCTGTAAGCGGCACGTTGAAATACGTCCCGGGCGTGTAGCCAGATCCTGCTACGACCGCACCCAAAGTGGCAATCGAACTTTCGACAATTGACTCTGGGTAATAGTAGTAGTGCAGCTCGACGTAATACGATGTATCTGGAGTTGGGCCAACAATAAACGACAGCTCTGTTTCCAGATCTGATCGAGGGCCAAAGATCGCATAGTGCTTAGGAACACCCTTGGAGTTGGGCGGAGGGTATGCCTCGCGGATGAAGTTCACATCCTTGTTCAGAAGATACGCATACGTTCCGGTATTAGTATCGCCGCCCGTTACGTCTGTAATGACCGCAAGCGAATACACGGACAGGAAATCCGGCGGAGCAGATAGGTACTGGTTGTCAGTAGTTAACTGTCCATAGACGTTCTTACGCAGGTTGGCAATCTGAACCGAGTTGTAAATCTTCTGCTCGGCCTGTCGAACAAACATAGCCATCTGGGCATCGGTGAAACTGTTCTCAACGATGTCCTGAACATTTGATGAAAGTTCGACGTAGAGCATGATTACGCCATCGGCCCTCGAGCCATTACACCTTTAGTCGCAGCGCCGGTACCGCGGATCTTGATGCCGGTCGTTTTGACATTCTTCTCGGGATATCCAGAGTTTTTAAGATCAACCTTGGGCGCAGGCTTGGGCTGATTAGAATCTTTTTTCATCTCAAACCCCCGTCATGCGGGTGCGGCGCATAGGCTTCATTTGATTGGCAACTTTGGCAAGATTGCGCCCAAGCTGCTTCATTTGAAGGTTAGTCTTCCCACCCTTGGCAAACTTCGTCAAAGGTTTACCGGGATGCATCGCCTGCTCATGTTTGTGTACTGCCTTCTTGGCATCCATGTTAACTCCTAAGTTGTTACTACTGTCACTTGACCAACAGATGCTATAGCAACTAGATAGTTTGGCGTCAATCCAGCATCATTAGCACTAGCACCGCCGACTGGATTCCAGCCCCACTGTATCTCACGCGATCCGCCAGTCAGATTTCCTGCGCTGTTAACTCCAGCCGTAACATACGTTGTATCACGTCTAGGATTTCTTAGCGCTTGTGGGTCATCGACAGGATACATCCCAAGTTGCAATTGCGGTTGATCTGGCGACCAACATTCTGGACAGACCAGAAGATTGATCTTTTTTGTCTTAACAATTAACTCTTTAAGCTGGCGTAATTTGTAGCGAAAACCGCATATATCGCACATTGCGATGGCAATCTTGCCACTGGCAAACCTATTGCCCATTACGCACCCGTGCCAATAAACTGCCTGCGAGGCACAAACCGTACCGCTGCTTTTTCACGGTCTTCGCCAGCAGCCAAGTTGAACTGTTCTTCGTATGCCTGTTTAAGCATCGGGATACGGTCCATCAGCTCAGGAACTTTCATAGCAATATAGTAAGCCAACCCTGCCACCAGGCATGGCAGGAAGCGAAAGTTCATGTCTGCCGTTTCAATACCGTTGCCTGCGTTCTGTACGCGTCTCATGCGCCAGTACGCAAATTGGTACGTTTGTGAGTTATCAGGTGTAAGCCAGACCGTCACTGAAGGCAGGTTCGGGTTATAGGCCGCGGCCCCGCTGGCGTGAAATGAATCAGAGGTGTTGTTCTGGCCTCGGAACACGCCCATCAGCGTATTACCACTAATGTACTGATAGAAGATGTCCTCAGCTCCAACGCGAATAAACCCGTAGGCTGGCAGGCCCACCACTGTATTGAGCGGAATACTTGTCGCTCCAGCCAACAGGTTGCCGCTAAGCGTTGAAGAAGTCGGCGATAGAACCCCAGACAGTCGATTGACTAGCACCTGAATAGGACGCCCTTGTGCCAGTTTGTTAGGGATCGTAGCGTAAGTGGATACGCTTATTCGCGTAATGCTTAGATCTGCTTGCGTGGACGCCGTGTTCTGCCCCGTGCGAATAACGTGTTCCAACAGGTCGATGGTATCCAGTGGCAGTGCGTAAGTGCTAAGACCCGGAGTCAGCGTAATGATCCCTGGCTCAATCGTCCACATGTTGATGCCGCGGTTCTGCCACTCGATAGTCAGCAGATTCATCGACCTCCGGGCGGTACGAAGGTCATAACCGGACCTCATCTCGCGGCCAGCACGCTCCCAAGCCTCCTCGGCTAGCTCAGTGAAATCTGGGTTAAAAGACGTTGAACCGGTGGTGGTCATCTAAATCTCGCAGTCTTCTGGGCTATGCCTTTAGGCTGGGCTACAAACTGCTTACCTTTTGCCTTGCCTGCTCTTTTTGCTCGTGTAGTCGCCGCGTATTCTTGTGGGCTGAGAGACTTAATAGCTGCCTCTGGAAGATAGCGCTCGCCCGTCTTGGATGACGGTTTACCAGACCGTGTGGTCCATTTCTGGGCTGTCCAGTCTTTGAGCGATTTCTGCGGAGCTTTCAATCTTTATAGCTCCCGCCCCGAGCCTTGTATTGCTTAGCAAGAAGCTGGGCCTTACGGCCCGACCATTCCCCTGCACCTGTACCCTGAACCGCTTGCGCCTTAATCTTGTTGAACAAGGCTTTGCGCATCCCGGGCTTAGTGTAGTTGCCAGCTTCGTTCACGCGACTGACCTTACCGCCTTCTGCATACTCGTAGAAAGCGGTGTCATCCCGGCGCGCTTTCCGCTTCGGCTTAGGCATCTTGGATGGGTTGATAGCCCCCATCCCTCGAGATGACATCATGTACGACTCCTCAAAGTGGCAATATTGCCACCCTAGATCATGCGACCACGGGTTTTTCCGCGCATTGCAATACCATCCGCCCGCTTGGAAGCCCGGCCAACCATGCCGCCTTTTTTGAAGCCGCCGCCTTCGCCGCCCATGCGCATTTCATCTAGCATATCTTGCCGACGTTCCTGAGCAGCGCGCGTTTTGGCTGCACTACCAGCAAGCGTATCCTTGGCTTTTTGTTGCGCACGTTCACGCGTTTCCGCGGCACGACGCGAACTCAT